CATAGACTGTAGATATTCTAAACCTAAATCATATTCATTCATAATAGTTTACCTATCAAAGCCATTACATTAATCTCCTGTAGGGACAACTGAGAGCCGTTTATGTCTGACTCTAGGCCCACTACTATACTTGTGCCGTATCCTGTAGCATTTAAACTTTTTTGATTAGTAAGAGCACCACCAGTAAACTCTACGGCAGTGTACTCGCTTTCTCCATAAAACCCAGTAATCTGGTTGCCTACTGTAAATTCCGCTGTGGCGTACGAGCCTTTAAAATCATAAGCCCACTTAAGAAAAACTGTTGCGTTGTTTGCACCAACAAGCGTTGGCTTTAGTTTTTTAAGAATTTTAATTCTGGAACTGTCGCCAAAAGTTAAACTTGGGCTGTAGTACTTAAAACGATAGGCTTGGCCATTGTCTGTATATTCTTCGTACTTGCTAATTCCTTCCGAAGTTCCTATTAAAAGATCTCCGTTTTCTTTGCGTTCGTAAGAAGTAAACCCTGTTGAAACCCAACGAGTAACTCTGTAAGATCCGTTTTCTGTTGTACCTCTTACGTCAAAGCAATAAGTTACGTTTTGTCCTACAAAAGTTAGTAAATAAAACCCTTCTTCTGGACTATAAATAGACCTAAAAAATGTGTTTTCTGACTGCAACGCATTAATAATGTCTTTAGTAATGTTTCCCGACAAGCTACTTATGGGCATAGACTTTTCTTGTATTGTCCGCCCAAAGCTCTTTAGTCCTGTGTGTGACAAAAACAGCACGTCCGTACCTGTGTACTGTACTGTGTCTCTATCAACGCAGCCTACGCCCGCTACGGTGTCAGACAGTGTCATAGTAGCAGGAGCTTCCGCACCAGAGTAAGCAATGATGCTGTGCTTACCAAAAATAATCAAAAGTCCATTGTGTGCTGCTAGTGCTACAATTTCGTCATAACCATCAGGCCAGACCTTAGACACGTCAATAGAGCCGCTAGTTCCGCCAGACCAATCATGTCCAATCAGCAAGTCTGACCAGTAGACAGTAGATTTATCACTATTAAAGTCAGCCGTCCAAAGCCGACCATAAGCCGCTAAAACCTCGTTGCCGTACATAGCGCTAGTAACACCAGCTGCACCAGAAACGCTGCTGAGTGTGACTACAGAGCCTCCTGCGTTATCGTAAACAAGCGGCTCATAACCTCGCTGGAAAAAATAAATCTTGTCGTTAAAGTTGACCATCTTCCAGTTGTCAGCAGTAATTGTGTAACTGCCGGGAGTTTCGTCAACCAATGTGGCAGTACCACTAATAATTTTATTGTTACCTACAGAAAATATTTTAGTGTTGCCAGCGTTGTCTTTAAACTCCTTAATTGCTCTTAAAGAGTCAGAACCTAAAACAGTTTTAGTTGTTGTAAGAACTGTATGTCCTTTACGTGCGGCAATACGACCCCGCTTGTCGATTACTGCGTTGTCTGCTATTTCAGCAAAAGACGGATCTTGTGCTAAAGGCGAGTCTTCGGTGTTAACACCTTTGAACGCAGGAGCAACAAGATTAATACTACGTAATTCCTGAGCCATATTAAATAGTCCTAAATACCATTTCTTCAGGGTGTTTTGCTGCATCTATTGCAATAGCATCAGACAAAAATTTATCAGCAATAGAAAAGTATTCTGCAGTAGACGTACCGCCTGTTTCACCACGTTCACGAGCTAACAAAGCCACAGCAAGGTGAACTACAGGCATTGCTGGAACAAGCAGCGTGTCAGTGTTAAAACTCAAGTCTGCCTGTCGCTTAACCACGTCAAACCGCAGGCTGTAGACACCGTCTGGTGTTGGCCCTACAAGTACTTCGGTGTCGCCGCTAGAATCCAAACCGTTGTACGTGTAGTATTTAGGTGCGCCCTCTACTGCATTAGCAATGTATAAAGAATCATTAAACCAGTCTTTAGTTTGGTACTCCATGAAACAGTTTTGCGTGTCGTTAATTACCGACATGACTTTTACGTTGTCACCGCTGCCAGTCAATGAGTAACTGTTGTCGGAAGCAGTAGTACTTACCACAATAGTTTCACGCAAAGCAGACCAATCGTTAGACTCTTCCACTAACTTTTTAGCGTCATTAATAAAGTCACTAACCATTTTAGTGTACGTAGTAGCAGACACGCTAGACACTTCGTCTTCACGTAAACGACGTAAAACATTGTTCATTAAATTTAAATACGTCATACTGTTTTATTCCTTTCAATGAACTGATTAAGAGCATCCATAGCTGTTGGTGCTTGAGGAGATGTGAGCATTCCTTGTTGTGGTCTTCTTTGGTACCCTAAACCTTTAAATTGAGTAGGTGTATATGTAAGGCGTTCTTTTGGCATAGCAGCGTAGATGTCTTTTTGGGTTGGAATTAGACCACCTAAGCCTGCCAATCCCAACATAAGACCACCAAAGCCAGCCCCTAGCTGACCTCCAAGACCTTCAAAGCCAGCCCCTAGTTGAGTGCCTAATCCTTCAAGACCTTCGCCTAATTGTAAGCCTAGTCCTGCAAATCCAGTGCCTATTTCAGTCCCTAATGAATCACTAAGCCCTTGAATGTTTGAAGCTATTCCAGACCCAAGACCTTCGATTGACCCAACAACAGTTCCTATGTCTGTTCCTAAGCTGCTGGCTAAACCGTTTAACCCTTGTAGTACAGCCCCTTCTAACCCGGTTAAATCTCCTGAGAGTCCTGTACCTAGGTTTTCAATTGCGGCTATAAGATCAGAAGTTTGTACGCCTAGAGCGTCAGCAAGCCCTTCTAAACCAACGTTTATTGAAGTATTTAAGTTGGTTAGAGATCCTTGAACTGAATCAATATCAACATTTAAATTACCAAGATCAGAAAGAATATCTTGCTCGCCTGTAGAAATACCGTTCAGTATGTCACGTACTGTTTCAGTATTTCCAGAGCTTAACGCCTCTAGTAACCTTGTTTCACTTTCAGTTAACTCTCTTCCTGTTGATTGAGCACTTGCTAAAATCTGGTCAACAATGCTTTGTTCTGCACTGCTTAACTGACCGCTTAAATTAGAAAGTTGATCTTGTATGTCAGACGTGTCTACGTTTAACGAACCAAGGGTATCAAGAATGCTTTGCTCACCGGAAGAAATACCGTTTAAAACATCCCTAACTACTCTAACGTCTCCAGATTGAAGGGCGTCAATTATGCTCTGTTCTGATTCTGTAAGTTGTCTTCCGGAAGCAGCCGCTGTCTCTAAAATCTGATTAACAATGTTTTGTTCAGCACCAGTCAGCTGACTACTTAAGCTTGATAAGTCTGCACGAATATTAGTCGTATCAATATTTAAACCGGAAAGAACATCTAAAATATCTTGTTCACCAGTAGAAATGCCATTAAGTATTTCTCTTACTACTTCAGCGTTTCCAGAGTTAAGAGCATCGAGTAAATTTTGTTCTGTTTCAGTTAAATCTCTGTTTGCTGCAGAAGCACTCTCTAAAATTTGGTCAACAATGTTTTGTTCAGTGTCGCTAAGTTGATCGCTGAGACCTGAAATTTGGTCTTGAATGTCAGTAACGTCTATGTCTAAACCTGCAAGAACATCCAATATTTCTTGCTCACCAGCAGAAATATTTTTAAGTATTCCTTTAATAACACTAACATTTCCTGCTTCAAGAGCATCAATTAACGCTTGTTCTGTTTCAGTTAACGCCCTGCCTGTCGCTGCTGCGCTGTCTAAAATTTGAAGAACAATGTTTTCTTCTGTTCCTGTTAACTGACCACTTAAGATGCTTATTTGGCTTTGTATTTCAGATGTATCTATGTTTAAACCACGAAGGGTTTCTAAAATATTAGCTTCACCTGCGGAAACACCGTCTAAAATGTTTCTAACCGTAGCAGCATTTCCCGAAGTTAAGGCACCAAGAAGATTTACTTCTACTTCTGTTAACTGTCTTTGTGTTTGAGCAGCGCTTGCCAGAATAGTTTCAATTATGTTTCTTTCCGCAGCAGACAATTGCTCGTCTGGCTCTGGCTCTGGTTGAGGCTCTGGCTCTGGAGAAGGCTCTGGCTCTGGAGAAGGCTCTGGCTCTGGAGAAGGCTCTGGCTCTGGAGAAGGCTCTGGCTCTGGAGAAGGCTCAGGCTCTGGAGAAG